AATGTGAGGTCATAGCCATAGACAAATACGTCACAGGTTGCGGCAATCGTAGTACCCACGTTCACGTACATGTTCGAGGGGTTAGAAATAGCAGTTGCGGCATTTGTTGCGGCAGAGGTTGTTACGTATGGGCCGCCAGTGTTGCTAGTCAAAGCAGCGGTGGTCAATACGGTTGAACCTGTTTGGCCTGGGCCTGTGTACACACCAACAGTAGCTGTCGCAATAGTGGTTGTGTTGCCACTTGCGTTCAAGCCATTAGTGATGATGACGCTGACAGGCACAAATTTGCTCACATCAACAACGACCATTGCTGTATCACCAGCAGAGGCCAAGTTAACGGATTGTGCGGATGCAATCAAACGCAAGGCTTGGTTTGTAGCCAAGTTTTGTGGATGATTGCTTAGAGTGGTTGCTGGTCCTGGATTTGCCATGATATTTCCTTAAATGGTTAATTAAGCTGCAACGCGGCACGTCAGGCCGCAACCCTACACGCCAATTCTGGGTAAAGTGGAGCCCAGCCGTACAACACATCCAAGCGAGTTGGAATTGAGTCGTTATTGATGGTGTACTGACGCACAACACGCATTGACAGACCGATTTCTTTGTCAGACGCACGACCAGCAAAATGCACACCTTCAGGCAATTCCAAATCGGCTACTGCCAAAGTGAAAGCATTGCGGTGCATGATGATGTTTTGGGGTGACACAGTACCAGTGTTGTTGAAAGGTGTAACTGTGGATGCACCAGGTGACACAACAGACACGTTTTGGAACTGACCAGCGGTGATGACAGCGGGGCTGACGGTCACAGAGGTAGTGCCAGAAGTGGCAACAGTCACAGGGGCGGTAACCACGAAGTTACGCAGTTTGTTAGAGCCATAAGCCTGACGGTTTTGTGGGTTGACCGCATAAACGTTGGCAATGGTAATAACGTCACCTTGATTCAAAGATGCAGTGGCGGTTGTTGCCGACAAAGCGATAGTTGAAGTAGATGCCCAGCCGCTAGTCAGGAAACCAGTTGCTGTTGAGGTGTTGCAAGACAGGACAGCGGTGGAATAAGAGCCAAAGGTTTGGCTAACCACGTTTTGATCCATCTTCCANTTCATGCCTGCGCTGTCACGACCCATCAAGCCNTTACGGTATTGTTCACCGATAGCTTCTTGAGGAACGAACAAACCTTTCAAGCTGTCCACAATAGTGGCAGAAGTAAANGGNTCAACGATACATGAACGGCGACCATCGCGGGGTGCGCCTTCAGCATCAAGGTAAGCGCCAGCGGTCAAATAAGTAATCAAACCAGTGGGAGGTGTGCCAGCAGTACCGACAATGTTGGCGGTATTGTTTTTAGCCATCACCAGACCATCACGGTCAATCTTATTGGCAATCGCAGCCACAGCAGGCTTCAACACGCGGTCACTGAACATATCCAAGGACAAAGCCAAGTCTTGTGTAGTGAACTGTGTATCAACGTGGAACTGTGTTGACAAAGTTACAGGAACGCTAGTCTCATTGAAATCTTCAACGTTCAAAGCGGGGCCAGTAGTACCAATGAAACGACCAGGGCGGCGGACGTTAACAGTGTTACCGATTTTTGCGCCTACGACAGCAAATTGGTCGTCATAGTTGCGGTCGACTTCCGATGTGAAAGTCAATTCGTTTTCCAAGACCATCAATGCTTCATTGGTGATCTTGGAGATAGTTAGCAGTTGATTTGCCATTTGTTTTCTCCAAAAAGATTAGGTTTATCTGATCTTTCCTGATTTGCGGCTGGATTTCCACTGTGCATAAGTACCGTGAAATTCCCCATCGGAACCCATTGGTACATCTGCCGCGGTTGTCCCACCACGAATCGGGTTGATCGGTGCTGGTGCTCTACTTTTAACCACAGGCTCTTGTCTAGCAGTCGGCTTCACGGTTAACCGTTCTTCCAATTTACCTATTTCTCTCAATGCCGCTTTAGGCGACATTCCAGCTATTTTNTTTGCGAGTTCTTCGTTTTCAGCTAGGTGATACAAGACTTGNGGGCCTACNTCACTCTCCAGAATCGCATCCCTAACATCNTCATTTACNACAACATCACTAGATGCNACGATTTCGTCAAAATCAGGCAACGATACTTTTGCAGTTTGAACTTTGGTCGCCCAAGATTGGATAACCTTTTGGCGTTCTTCGTTCTCTTTCGCTAAAGCCTGTTGCCTATCACGTTCAGCAAGTGCTTTTTCTGTTGAAAACTCTGCAAGAGCTTTCGCATACTCAAACGCATCACTAAACTGGCTGGGCTGCGGTTCTTCATCAACATTTCGCTCTGGTTGGGGTGTAGCCTGCCTTTCAAGGGCTGCTAAACGCTGTTCCAGTGCTTGCCTTTGCTCACGTTCTTGTTGCGCTTCTTTACGCGCTTCTTCACGCTGCTTGGTTATCTCTGAAAACCGCCTCTCAAGTTTCGGATTCTGCTTCTTTTCCTCTGCGGGTTTGGCTTCTTCCTGCTCTTCAGGTTCACTCTGTTGTGCCTCTTGAACTGGCTCGGTTGGAGTTTCCTCTACCGCCACAGCCTCATCTACACGATCAGCTAAACCTAATCTGTTTGCATAAAATTCTGCCGCGTTTTCGCTGGTCAATACTGACCCTGCTTCTTTGTCTGACATTACGTTGTCACTCCGAATTTGCCCTGTGTGCCTCACAGGTAAGGTTTTGTGGTTTTTACCACGAAATCATTGTTGAGTCAATGGGTTAGCGCCAGCACTTATGTCTGATTCTGCAAAACTCATAGACGCTTGCTGTTCACGGTCACGCTTGGCGATTTCCTGATTCAATCGAGCCGTATCCATGTGGTGCAACAGCAGTTCCATGATGGCTTCAATTTCAATCTTGTTTTGGCTTGTCACGGCGCGGGTGTTTTGGTCGTTGACCTTAACTTCAGCCATTGTCTCAGTGTTGTGCGCTTTGGCGGTCTGGCGCATCAGTTCGCGCTTAGTCTCGCTGTCTTGCTTAACTTGCTCAATGTCTTGGCGCTGTTTAATCACCATCTGCAACTGTTGAATCTGTTGACCCATTTGTTCCATTTGCTGCTTGCTTTGCGCCAATTGCATTTGAATTTGAGGCGGCACAGGGCTTTTCTCATCAACTTGTGACAAGGGGTTAAGCGTAGCCAGACGGTCTGCAATTGTGTCCGCACCAGGGAAATCCATGTTGCGGAAGATCAAGTCCCCTGCGGTCTGCATTAGAGTCGGGTCAGCAGACAGCATTCCCATCATTGAATCCACAGCTTCTTGGCGTTTGGAGTTGTAGCCTGGGCCAGTTTCCATGACAACATCGTACTCACCCACCGTTACGTCATTCAGTACCTCGCCCACCGCATTTCGTTGATTCAGGGTAATCAAATCAGGCTTGCCATCGTCCCCAATGATTCGCATGACGCGTTCTGAATCATAAATTTTAGGAATCAGNTCAAGAATAATCTTGCCAGTGTGGGNAATAGAACGTGTCAGGTTGTCGTAATAATCATAATTTGTCAGGTCAACTTGTTGTTGTTGACCGTTTAACGCCTTGCCTGAGATATTGCCTGTTGGCATCTGGTTGGGGTCAAAAATCCCCATGATGGCCTGCAAATCATCGTTAATAGCGCCAGCCGCAGCCATTACGCCAGCAGGCGGTGGTTCAGGTTGCAAACGTTGCGGAGGTGGTGCAGGCTGACCATCAATGTCGCGCTGTTTGTAACGCAAATAAGCGGTGGATTTGATGTTGGCCTGCGCCCACTCGTTTTCATGGCCTTCATCTTGACCTTCTGCCATGATCCATTTGGCTTTTGGCGCCAACGCAATACTCTCGGTAATGCTGGTCTGCCAGAAGTTGTACATCCGCTGTGGGTCTTTGGCGTGGCGAATCATGCCAAACTTTTTGCGTTTGTTGCCAATCACCACATGGCGACCGTAGCAGGGAACGACTGGAATATAACGACCAGGCCAATCACGTTCTTCAATAACCTCAATGGCGGTCATCTTTTTCCACTTGATTGTCTTTTTAAAGCTGGAACGCTCGCCAATCACGGTCAAACCCGCCAAACTAATGCGCTCAAAAAAATCTTTGCCATCAGCAAACTTGGCTGAACCGTCCGACAAGTGATACAGCGTGGCCTTTTCCCGCACTGTATAGAAATACTCAGCAACGCGAATATCCTCTTTGGTAATCCATTCGGATTGGCTGTCGCCTGTGCCGCGTTGTGTAAATGATGTACCGTCATCAAGGTCAGGATAAAGCGCCCTAAACACATCCTTTGGCATCATCGTGGTAATCAGACACTTTTCAGCGTCCGAGCCATCAGGTGCGATTGAGTTTGGGTCCCAATAAATCGTGAAAGGATTGTCTACTGGCTCAATGTAGATTTCTTGGTCAAAACTGTCTTCACGCACATACTTAGTCGTGACGCGCCAATACCCCCAACCCATGCGAACAGCGTAATCAAAGGCATTGTCATAGGCGTGATCGGCGTTTGAGTTAACCTCAATATGCCTAACAACACCAGATATAACCTCGGCGGTCTTTTGATCTGCTTGGGTATTAGTTGCGTGGACTTTGATGCGTGGGCGTTGCTGGCGCTGTTGATTGGTAACCTGGCGGCAAAACGTATCCAGCTTGTTAATCGTCAAAACAGGGCGGGATTCAAGGTTGCGGCTGTTTTGCAATTCCACAGGCCATTGGTCGCCGTTGCCAAACTTTAAGTCCTCCAAGGCTTCTTGGCGGTTATTGGTGTCTGCATCGTTGCAGAATTTCAAGAAGTCAACAGCCTCTTGGATTATTGGTTCATAGTCGTCCATTTAGCCCATCCAACTGTTAGCGCCGCCATACATCGGCATTGGTTTCGGTTTTCTACGTTCTTTGGGTTCGTTGACCATCAAACCGATGTACCTAAACGCATCCGCACCGTGACTGTAATGGTCATGTAGCGGGCTTCGGCTGAACTGTTTGGTGTCAGGATCGACCTCGTAACGGTAGTGACGCAAGCATTGTAGACCATCGTGGCAATTTTCTCTATCAAAATAACACGACCTAAACATATTCCTAGCCGCGTTAATTGAGTCCACTACTGGCACACGGTCAAGCACCCTTGTCTTGTATCCCGCAGCCCTAACAATCTCCTCAATTGACTTTCCTTGGCTTGCCAGCGTCTTATTTTGCGCGTCATGCGGCAACCACAAGGTATCGTAAACATAACCGTAGGTTTGCATNAANGCAAGGTAATGGCTAATGGTTTGCTGGTTGTCCTCAATATATCGAATTAAGCGNGTTTCCATGCCGATAAACTGAACAAACCAAATAGCGGTGGAATCAGCCCATCCCAAATCCCAAACAGCATGAACTGGCTTGGTTGCATCGTAGGAAACGCGGGTAATTCTGTTCTCTAACTCAGCAAACTGCATTTCCTTAGCAAAGATAGCGCCATCAACAGTCTGCCGACAAAACCCCTCCCACACTGTCCTATGCGCTTCTGGGTCACGCGCCTTGAGGCTTTGCATCTCTAGTTTCAGTGTTTCAGGAAACCAAGGGTTATCAGACCAATTGATTTTGGCGACCACAGCGTTATCGGGCTTATGNACCACAAANCGTTGGTAAGTCTCGTCTGTTTCCAACTCAGGGTTAAAGGTCACCCATATNTCGCTGTCAGGCTTACGAATGGTAGGNATCAGCACATTCCAGCTTAACCGTGTCACTGTTTGAGCTTCTTCTACCCAACAAATATCCACGCCTTCATAGGATTTGACGTTGGCTACGTTGTTTTTGAGGCCAACAAAGCTAAATTCTGAGCCGTTTTTGCCCCTAATGCTGGCTTGTGTGATTTCATAGAACGATTGCAGGCCAAGATCAACAATCTGGTCGGACAGCAGCTTGTGGACTGAATCCCTCATTGAGGTCATAAACTCTCGCGCACAAAGGACTCGTAACGGTTCTTTGGCGGCTTTGATTAACAGCGCCCTAGCTACACCCCATGACTTTGCGCCGCCTCGCCCACCGTATAAAACGCGGTATCTAGATTTGGCAGGGTCAAATAGACACGCCAGCTT